CTCATGTCCTCGTCGTCGCGGTAGGCGAAGAAGGGCACGTAGGGGAAGTTGCGCCGGGTGGTGCCGATGTCCTTCAGCCGGTGCGGGCCGGCGAACAGGGACATGCGGATCTGGGTGGTCAGGCTCTTGGTGACCTTGATCTTGCCGCTGAGCACGGCCTGAACGTGGGTCGGGTTGTTCTCGTCGTACAGCAGGCGCCGGCTGGGGCTCAGGTGCAGGATCACGCCGATCGCCGGGCACTTGTACCAGACCTCGTAGAGCTTCACGCGCTTGCGGGTGCTGTCGAACCAGTCGCTGCGCCGGCGGTACTGGGTCCAGGTGCTCTCGCTGCTCATGGCCACGCTGTCGAAGGCCCGGCGGGAGTCGTTCTCGTCCATCGTGTCGTCGAAGGCGAAGCCCAGCCACCCGTTGGACACGTTGCGCAGCAGCTGGCGGTGCTGGGGCATCGAGGCTTCCAGCTCGTCGAGGTCGGCCCAGCGCTTGCGGACCATCCACCGGCAGCCCTCGCGCAGCACCACGTCGGTGGATTTGAAGTCCCACCAGATTTCCGACCGGTGCACGGCGCTGACGCGATCGGGGTAGGCCAGCGGGTCGGGGTTCTCCGCGACCTCCACCCAGCCGATGCCGGGGCCGACCTGGCCGAAGTAGGCCTCGGACACGGCCATGTCGGCGTAGGTCTCGCGCTGCGCCTCCTTCATCGAGGCGTTGAGCGCATCGCACACGTCGCTGGTCTCGTCGTCGTCGGATTCGACCTTGACGTCGGTGCGGCTCTTGGCCTCCTGGCCGCACAGGGACCGGATGATGCGGCCCACAAGGTTGGTCGGGCGCACGTCGGTCAGGCCCTCGGCGATCAGCGCCATCTCCTGCGCGGGGGTGAACTGCTTGCCATCGACGAACGCGGCAGCCAGGTCGGCCCGTGGGCGCCATGCCGGCTGGTTGTCGCAGTCGGCCAGCATTCGCATCTGGCGGGTGAGGTTCCAGGCGTGCGGCCCGGCGTTGTCGTTGGCCTTGTCGGATTCGGGCGTGTCGTCGCGCAGCGGCTTCAGCGTGGGGATTTCGCTCCCCTTGTCCTGAGAGTTGGCGCCGGTGGTGGAAGGCAAGGTGTTCATTGTGCGTATCCCATCTTTCTGCGGTAGGCGTCGTAATCCTGTTTGGTCGTGGCCCCTTCGGGGTTGCCCATGACCTTGCGACCTTCACCCGCGCCGAGCACCAGGTACTGGCCGGCTTCGCACGGGTGGCTGTACTTGTCCTTGTCGGGCATGTCGCGGTAGCGCTCGGCGCCGGTCACGCGCACGCGCTTGTAGCTGTACCCGCCCTGCAGGCCCTTACGGGTCACGCGGCAGTCGGGGTGGATCAGCATGCCGGGCTCGCCGTCGATGTAGCGCTTCATCGGGGCCGAGAAGGCTTCGACGCGCAGCACGAAGTCGTTGTTGCCGGGTGCGGGCGTGGCCTTGATTTCCTTGTTGGCCAGCAGCTGGAACGCGGTGCGCTCCTCCACGTCGCCGGCCTGGCGCTGGTCGCCCGCCGGGTCACCGTAGATGCCGAGGATCGGCCAGCCGAGGTAGTGACGGTTCATGAACAGGTTCAGCTCGTCGCCGAAGCGCAGGATGCCGGTGTCCTCGGTCACCAGTTCGTGGCGGTAGCGCCATTGCCCGCTGATGGTCTGCTGGCCGATCAGCGCGGCCGGTGTCAGCCCGAAGTCCAGCCCCACGAAGATGCCCAGCTCCTTGACCAGCTCGAACTCCCGGCACATGGTCGAGTCGCGGTAGTCCGGGTAGACGGCCTTGCCGTCGGCCACGAACCCGTACTCGTTGGCCAGGTTGACCAGCACCCAGTCTTCGTCCTTGCCCTGCGCGCCCTTGACGTAGTACTCAAGCGGCAGGTTGCGCAGGTTCTCGGCGTCAGGGTTGGTCCGCCACGGCGAATCCTTCGTGTCGCGGATCAGGCCGCCAGGCTGCCGGAAGAACTTCCACCCTTCGGGCTTCCGTTCCTCGGCCATCATGTAGTACCAGTGGTCGGTGTCCGGCGCGTTGGTGTCGCCGAAGATGCCGTACCAACTCGGCCCTACCTCGCCCTGCGGGTAGCGGCCGATGCGCAAGTCCAGCATCTGGACCACGCCGAAGGCCAGCTCCTTGACCTCGGAGAGCATGCCGGCGGTGAGCTGCAGGCCGCGCAGCTTTTTGATGTGGTCCTCGCGGTCGAGCGCCAGGAAGATCATCTCGGCGATGACGCGCGTGGGCTTGCCCTTCGGGCCCGGCGCGCCTGGCTGCTCGGGCGGGAGCATGAAGTCGAGCGAGTGCTGGGGCGGCTCGCGCCCGCCGGCCACGTAGCGGCCCAGCGGTTCGAACATCTCGAGCCAGTCCTTGGCGGTGGTGCTCAGCAGGTCGGAGTAGGTGTTGCGGATGGCCACCAGCCGGGTGCGGCGCACGCCCTCGCGGTCGGGCTCCTGGTCGCACATGACCTTGAAGGCCTTCCAGCAGCTGGCGTTCGTCTTCGAGCTGCCCAGCGGGCCCATGATGAAGGCGCGCTGCCCGCGGTCGCGCAGGTAGGCGTCGATGACCGGGCCTTGCGGCTTGTAGCTGAACTGCATCTGCTTGCTGGGCGCTTCCATCGGTCAGCCCCCTGCCGCTTCGAGTGCGCGCGGTGAGTCTGGGTCACCGCGGCCGGTGTAGTCCTTGATGATGACCGTGAAGCGGTCCCGGCCCGTTCCGTCCTCGGTGTTCAGCCCGTAGGCCTCGCGCTCCATGCCGATGATCTTGGCTGTCAGCTCCACCAGGTCCTTGAGCACCTTCACCCGGCCTGGCAGGTTGGCCAGCATGGCCATGGCCTCGCGCATGTCGGCCTTCTGCTCGGGGCTTGGCTCGTCATCGAGCGCTTCCAGCAGGTCGCGCACCCGCACGAAGACCTCGGGCTCCAACGCGCCCACCATCAGCTCGCCGAGGAACTGCTTGGCCAGCACGCGCTCGTCGGCCGCCACGGTGCGGTGCGCATGCTGCACGATGGCCAGCGCCTGGGCATTGACCTCGATGGTCTGCGCATCGCTGTAACCCGACCCGGCTGTAACACCCGCTGTAACCCCGCTTGCGGCTTTGGCTGTAACCAGTTGGTCGGCGCGTTCGAGGATGGCGGGCTTGAGGCTGCGCACCCAGCCGCACTTCTTGGCGTGCTTGAGGATGGCGACGTGCGAGCACCCGAACTGTTTGGCGATGGATGCGACCGAGCGAATGCCGGCCTTGTAGTGGGGCTCGATGCCGGCCCAGTCGATGGGGACCAGATCGGCCTTCTTCGGTTTGTGCGCGGTCTTGGTGCTTCCCATGGGCGGGAAGTGTAAGGCCAGTGTCCGGGTTGCGGACAGTGTGCGGAGCGTGAGGGAGTTGGTGGTTGGTCAGGATGGAATTGAACCATCGGCCTCCCGCTTATCAGGCGGGTGCTCCACCGTCGAGCTGCTGACCATCGGTTGAAATGGCCCCCCGGCGTGAGGTCCGGGGGGCAAAGGTCGGCGTTCAACCCGACCAAGGAGTGGAGACGCCGGCAGCTTGTCGAGGGCCCCGGCACGCGGAATTCTACAGCCGCGCGCTTCCTCGATGGGTGTTGAGCATGTTCACGCCATGCGTCACGTCGCGCAGGTTGCCGGGTGCATTGTTCGTCTTCGCCCGGTCGCGGTGGTCGACTTCAAGGGTCGGCCAAACGCCGTTGGTCATCGCGTAGACGATCAGGTGGGCGCTGATGGTGACCTTCTTGCCTTCGATGGTAGTCAGGCGGACGCGCCGGTAGCCCTTGGTCGGGTAGGTGCTGATGTCGGCCCGCTTGCCGGCGTACAGGTTATTGAACCTGGCGTGCCCGGCGGTAGTGCGGAAATGGTGGCGTGGACGGGTGCGCCAGTGCAGGTCGCCGGTCTCGGCGTTGAGCTTGAAGCACTCATGCAGGCGGGCCACGGTGAACCCGTGGCGTTCGACAGTTCGGTCCATGTTCCCAGTCCTGTTGCCCGAGGTCGTGCGCCTCGATGCGGTGTAGGTGGCCATCCCAGTTGCGGCCGGGTGGACGGGGAGACAGCAGCTGCGCCGCACTTCATACCCTGAGACTCGGCCCGGTGCCCCGGGAGTCGTCTTGCTGCGGCCTATTGCAAGGCTATCGGCTTGGTCGGCCGAACGGTTTGGGTTTCGCTACTTCTCCGTGCCGGGAATGTAACCGCAGTGGGCGCTCGCGTGCAAGGATGGGCGTGTAGGACGTTGCCTATCTGCGTCGCAGGCCCGGGGCTCGATGGCCCCGGGGCTTTCACAGCGGTGATGCGGGGCTGGGCCGCGGTCCGTGGCGTCGGGCTTGCGCCTCTGCCTTCAAAACGTGTCGGGCTTCGCCCCTTCGGGGGGTATTACTTGGCCTTGGGGTCGAGATGCACGCGGCGGATGTAGGTCTCGGCGGCCATGGCGTCCTTGATGGGGTCGGACAGGTCATCCTTCCGCGGGAACATGGCCTCGAGCTGGTCAAAGTCGATCACTCGGCGGGTGATGCAGCCCTTGGCGTCGGACAGGTCGGCCTTGACGGGCGGTTCCCACTGCGAGCCACCGAAGAACATCGCACGCGCCTTGTAGTCGGGGGGGATGCTGCGCATGCGCTCGATGTCATCGGCCATCTCGGCCAGCAGGTTGCGCACGGCCGGCGCGGGGCTTTCGGCCTTGGCTGCGGCCAGCTGGGCATCGAGGCTGCCGGCGATGCCGGTGTTCTTGACGATCTTCGTGTTCAGCGGCCGGGCGTTGGCGAGGTTGTCCCAGAAGTCAGCTTTGTTGCGCAGCGATGCGGCGTGCTTGCTGGTGTCGGCTTGGAAGGCCATGTCCATCAGGTGCACGGCCGCCCGGTTGGCGGCGCGGCGCGTGTGGTTGAGCGTGTACTGGTCGGGCTCACCCATGCCCAGCGCCTCGTCGGTCCAGCGCATGCCGTCGACGAAGGCCATGGCGATGTTGTCGTGCCAGGTGCGGGCGTAGTCCGGGTCCTGCTGCATGGCCAGCTTCAGGCGGTCCATGGCTTCGGGCACGGTGCAGATTTGGTCGACGGGCAGAGCAGCGCGGCCGGGCGTGATGTGGATGGTGCCAGCGCGCATCTCGATGGTGTCGCCCTCCTGCACGTTGATGGGGGGGTCGAACACCACACGCTCGAAGGTGTGGCCTACCAGCTCGGCGCCGGGGCCGAAGTGCGCCGCGCCCTCGATGACGCACCCGCCCAACGGCACCGAGCGCGACGGCACGTTGCAGTTCGGGGTGCTGACCGGATCGGTCAGGCCCTGCGTGGGCGCGCGGTTGGGCGCCTTGGCGCGTTCTTCCTCGGCCTGGCGGCGCTTCGAGGCTTCAATCTTGCGGTCGATGCTCTTGGTGAATCCGTTCATGGGTCTCTCCTTTGGTGGTGGAAGTGTCGGCGCGTCGAACAGTCGCGTCAACGGGGAAGGGTTGGCCCGCATCAGCTCGGCCACGCGGTCGCTGAACTTCTTGGCTTCAGCGTGACAGGCCGCCTCATCGCGGGCTATGGTGACCCACATGGTCAGCGCATGGCGTTGAAGTGGGCCAGCGCGCCAGCGGGGGTGATGACGAATACGGTACCGCCGGTGTTCATGGGGATGTCGCGCACCAGTCCGAAGTCGACCAGCTTGGTCAAGCGCCAGAACGGGCCAGCATCAAACCAGCGCCACAGGCCGTAGCGCTCGAACTCGTTGGCGTGGAGTCCGTCTTGATTGGCCAGCAGGATGGCGAGAAACAGCAGGTCTTTCTTGGTGATCATGGAGTCTCCTATCGTGGGGTGGCGCACCAGCCGCAGGCGTGCGGGTGCTTGGGTTCAGGGGAGGCGCCGCAGTTGCGGCAGTTCTGTTTCGGGGTCAGGTAGATCGGCTCGTCGGGGCGGCATGGCGTGCCGCGGCCTTCCAGCACTGGGTCGCCCATGCGGACGCTGCGCACACCGCTGATTTCTTCGACCAGCCTGCGCGCAGCGTAGGCCGCATTCAAGTCTTCCATGTAGCCCTGCGCCATGGCGATCTGCGCCTTGATGCCGCCGTTATCCAAGTCGCGCCTCCGGGTTCAGGAACAGCAGGCAGTTGGCCACCATGCGCTGCAGCTCGATCAGGTCGCGCTGTTCCAGGTGGTGGGCTTCGCGCACTTCGGCCGCGAGCAGCTCGGCCTGAATGGCCACGTGTGCGGTCGTGACCATCACGGCTGTTGGGGCGTTGGGCACAGCAGGCCTCCGAACTGGCCGAGGTTGGCGCGGGCGTGCATCAGCAGCGCCTGCTGGTAGTCCTGCCAGGCGCGTTCGAGCTCCATGCGGTTGCGGGGCTCAATCACTTCGAGGCCGGCCAGCGGGTCGAAGGGCAGCGGCTTGAGGGTCTTGCGGTCGTGGTTGTGGTTTCTCACTCGTCGGTCTCCGGGGTGTGGGCGATGCCGGCTTCGCACTCGGCATCGGTGGCGCAGTCGTTCAGGGTCTGGTGCGTGGCCGGCGCCAGCGGGGCGCAGGCCAGCAGCAGGGCGAGGGCGATCGCCTTCACGGCAGCTCGTCCAGCAGCATGCCCAGCAGGCCGAGCAGGATGGCAGCGACGAACCACGCGCTGACAAGGAAGTGGCCGCCGGACGTGATCAGCGTCAGCACGGCGCCGCCGAAGCAGACGATGCTGGTCAGCAGGATGGCCAGGACGATGGCGCGCCTCACAATGCGCTC